CTTGCATTATTATAATTTGATTGAAGCATTTTATGGGTTGACAAAAGTTCCAATTCTATTCAATACATCATTCAATCTTGCAGGTGAACCACTTGTAGAGACACCAGAAGATGCTATGAAAACATTTTATAATAGTGATATCAAGTATCTTTATTTTCCTGAAGTTGGTAAACTTGTAACAAAATGAATATACTAGGAATAAATGTTTCTAATAGCGGATCTATTTGCCTCCTCAAAGATGGGCAAGTAGATTTTTATTTGGAAGCAGAAAGAATTACTAGAAAGAAATTTGATTACGTTGTCAATGATCTTGTCGAGTATGTAAATGCAGTTGATGTAATTGCGGTAGTTGATGCTCATTGGGTTGCATCTGAAAAAAATATGCTTACCGCAAGGGACATTGCAAAGTTCAAAAGAGTATTTCCAGATGCTAAGTTTATTGATTATAGAAAATCACATCATCTTGCACATGCTGCTGGGGGATTTTACAGTTCTGGATTTGATGAAGCAGCATGTATTATCGTTGATAGTAATGGATCTAGTGTTGGGGATACAGTAGAAATAGAAACCATTATTCATGCTAAGAAAAGTAATCGTTTTCATTGGAAACTTATGCATAAAAAGTGCTGGGGACTAGGAGAAAATGGTATCGGAAAATTGTTTGAGGGCATATCAAAATTCTGTGGTTTTGATTACGAAGACGCTGGAAAAGTAATGGGATTAGCAGCGTATGGTTCTAAAAAAGTAGACCTTTACAATACTGGTGGGTCTTCAAAAGAAGATGCTGCATATACAATTCAAACACTTTGGGAAGAACGTGCATTAGAACTTGCTCAACTTGCATTAAAGAAAACTAAATGTAAGAACCTTGTATTGTCTGGCGGTTGTTTTCTAAACTGTGTTGTCAACTATAAACTACGTAAACAATTGCCAGAGGATGTTAGAATATATGTTGATCCAATCGCACATGATGGTGGAACTGCAATAGGAGCTGCATACCTTGCTTACTACAACCCCAAAACTAAAAATTCTTGATGTCAGCGCAACGATTGGATGTAATCTAAGTTGTAAAGGATGTAACCATTTCAGCAACTACTTTGCACCAGGAAGCAAACTAGACACAGATAAACTCATCCAGGATATCCACACCATCCTGCCCAGGATAGACGTAGAACGTGTCTCGGTCATTGGTGGAGAGCCATTGCTCAATCCACGCTGCAGAGACATTCTACACGCCTGCCTAGAGCACAAAGAGACAGTCTATTTGTACACCAATGGCATCCTTCTTAACGAAGATAATCGACGTTGGATAGAGGAAGACTTAGAAACTTATCCTGGTATGCAATTGCGGGTTAGTGTTCACATTCCAGAAGTGATTGACAATATCAAGAAAGTAAAAAGTTCTAAAGTTCTTGTTACAGAACATCATGATGGTAAAGATCGTTGGTTCAATTCTATCAAGCAATCCAACGGAAAAGTTTATCCTTACGGACACAACAATATCAGGCAAAGTTTTGAAATGTGTTCGTGCCCAAATCCACAACTGTATAATAGTCGGTTGTGGAAGTGCCCTAATGCAGCATTTCTAAATGAACTTCTTTATGTTACTGATCAACTAGAAGATGACTATTGGAAACCTTTTATTGGGGATGGATTACCAGTTGACTGTAATGATGAAGATCTGGTAAAATTCTGTGATAACTCTACCAAACCAGAACAGATTTGTAACATGTGTACTGCTAAACCACTGAAGTTTAGTGCAGCATTGCAAGTCAATAATAGTAAAAAAGTTATCATCACTCAATAAATATTTACGAATTGAAATAACTATGCCCGTATATCCTGTAAAACATTTAGAAACTGGGGAAACACAGGAACTTGTTATGTCTATCGCTGATTATGATCAGTGGAGAAAGGACAATCCCGAATGGGATAAAGATTGGTCTGCTGGAGTTGCATCAGCGGTAAGTGCTACTGGTGACGTTTACAGTAGAACTGATGGGGGATGGAATGAAGTCCTTCACAAAGTCAGTAAAGTTCCAGGTTCAAAAGTAAAGCCTCAGAAAACAACGCACTTCTAATATGTCCTCAAGGAAAAAAAGAACTTCTTCCCAAGTCGGAGCTGGACTGTCAGCAAAGCAAATGCAAAGAAAAAAACCATTCAATGTCGATATGATGATCGATATTGATCCACTAACAGAAAACCAAACAAAAGTTTTTGACGCTTATAAAGAAGATAAAAATCTTTTTGTTTATGGTGCAGCAGGTACAGGTAAAACCTTTATCACAATGTACCTTGCATTGAAAGAAGTCCTCAATCCCTTGACACCATATAATAGACTTGTAGTTGTTAGATCATTAGTTGCAACAAGAGAAATTGGTTTCCTTCCAGGAGATCATGAAGATAAATCTTCCCTTTACCAAATTCCTTATAAGAATATGGTAAAGTATATGTTTGAGCTTCCTTCAGACAATGACTTTGAAATGTTGTGGGGAAATCTAAAGACACAAGAAAGTGTAAAATTCTGGTCCACAAGTTTCATCCGTGGCACTACATTAGATGATTGTATTATCATCGTTGATGAGTGTCAGAACTTGAATTTTCACGAATTAGATAGTATAATTACTAGAGTTGGTGAAAACTGTAAGATCCATTTCTGTGGTGACGCATCACAGTCTGACCTTATCAAAACCAATGAACGAAACGGTATTCTAGATTTTATGAAAATTATTCAAGCGATGCCTGAATTTGAAAGCGTCGAATTTGGCGTTGAAGATATCGTAAGATCTGGACTTGTCAAGAGTTACATTCTCAATAAACTTGCATTAGGTCTTTGATGTTTCAGCACATTGGTATTGAGTTTCCCGCACTCAAGCGGGAAACAATTGATGGAGTTCGATATTATACAGTGGAAAGTAGACCGATGGTATCTATTACCTCGGTCACTTCCCATTATAATAAAGAAATTTTTGTCAAGTGGCGAGCGAAAGTTGGTGAAGAAGAAGCAAATCGTATTTCTAAACGTTCAACGTCACGCGGAACAAAAACTCACGAACTTATTGAAAACTTTCTTTGGAATAAGGATGTTCCAGACACAGATCCTTTGCCAAGGATGTTATTTACTCAAGCGAAAAAAGCTTTGGGTAATATAAATAATATTTATGCTCTTGAAAAATCTATGTACAGTAAAGAGCTAGGTGTTGCTGGTACTGTAGATTGTATTGCTGAGTACACTGGAGAAAGTGGCGTACCAGAACTTGCAATTATTGACTTCAAAACTGCAGAGAAACCAAAACCAAAGCAATGGATTGAGAATTATTTTGTACAGGCAGCAGCGTATGCTTGTATGTTCTATGAACTTACCGACATTCCAGTAAAAAAACTTGTCATCATTATGACTTGTGAAAATGGAGAAGTCAAAGTTTATGAAGAGTACGATAAAAAACAGTACATGGAAAAACTAGTTACATACATTCAAAAATTTGTTGAGGACAAACTAAATGACTACAAAAAGTGAAATCAAATCAATTTTAAAAAGCAAATTCTTATGTCAAGATAAATTTACTAATGACATAGAAAATATTGTCAAAGATAACTCTGGTATGAATTATATCGAAGCGATTTGCTTCTATTGTGAGCAGAATAGTATTGAAATTGAATCAATTGTAAAACTAATTTCAAAACCACTGAAAGAAAAACTCAAGTGGAATGCAACCAATCTAAATTATCTAAAGAGAACTTCTAAAGCTAAATTTTTTATTTCATAAATCATATAAGTTGTTCGAAATTGATATGGATTACTTTAATAGACATAAACAATTTACACAATATTCTCGTGCAAATTTTGTAAATAAAAAAACTACATCAGATAAACCGACGTTTAGAACTTTGAATATACATGCTCACAATGGATGCAACTTGGCATGTAGAGGATGTAATCATAATAGTAACGTTCTTTCCCCTGGTAGCGGTATTAATGTTGATCAAATGATTTCTGATATGGAAAAAATTCTACCAAGAATTCATATTTGGAGTCATATAAGTCTTCTTGGAGGGGAACCTTTATTAGAACCGAGGTGCAATGAGTTATTAACTAAACTAGAAAGCCTTGTTAGATGCAGGGTTAAACTTTTTTCCAATGGGATTTTACTTTATAAAAATAAAGAATGGATAGTAGATCATATGAAGCGTAAAACTATTCTTCGGATTAGTTTGCATATAAAACCTACTACGGGGGAAGGTAAATTAGTATATAAAAATGTTCATGACTTTATTGAATATGCAAAAAATAAAGTTGATTTAGAGAATACCCTTGAAGTTAGTGAGCCTTGGAACGAAAAATGGTTTGATGCATTAAAATATCAAGAAGGAAAATACTATCCTTGGGAGGATAATGATATTCAAAAAAGTTGGGCTCGCTGCACTGCCCCACAACTTCAAATTTATAGAGGATTTTTGTGGAAATGTGCTAATATTGCATATTTAAAAGAAACTTTATCCGCAACAAATCAATTAGAGGATAATATTTGGCAAAAGTATTTGCAATACAATCCAGTTCCTACTGATGCTCCAATTGAAGATATTTACAAATTAGCAGAAAGTCAAAATAAAGAAAGTTATATTTGTAATATGTGTCCAGCAAATCCAAAATACTTTTATGCAAATAAACAATTAGATGTAAAGAAAAAAGTTGTTCCTCAGTTTTATGAACCCGTTTGATACTTATAAACAGTATCTTGCATTTAAACAGCATTTTACAAGGAAAAATTATGATTATTTTAGATATGCTGGCAAGTCTAGAGCAAGTCTGAACTCATTCTACAAAAGAAAAGACAGGTACTTCTTTGAAAAGATGTCAAGGAAGTATAATGACGATGAAATCAAATCATTTTTCATTGCTAATTTTGTAGCATGTGACAATCCAGATGCCTTATGGATTGGGGAGATCATTCGATCTGGTGAAAGTGTTTATTCCTCTTGGCAGGGAAGGCAGCAAAGTTTGTTCTATCAGTTCAAGCAACAAACAGACGACATGTTGCTTGAATACAACTTGGAGCAGTTATTTGATGCTTCAAGGCAACATCCACCAGTTCTAAAGATATTCTTGAGCGGGAATATTAGTATAGAAACTCTTACCATTTACGATAAAATTTTCCTGCTCGGGAATAATTTAGATAAGAAATTGACTGATCCAATTTGGGAAGCGATCAGTCTAAAATTGAAGAAGTATGCACCATTTCTAAATATTGATACCCGCAAATATAAAGAATATTTACGGGAACGACTATCGGAGAAGACACATGGGTAAGTTTTTTCAGTCTGAGATTATCCGTGAAGAGATGGAAGACATCTTTAGAATTCAAAAAGAATTATACGAAGTTATCATTCAGTTCAGTTCATTTAGCGACAAAGAAAAGAACGAACACATTGAAAAACTAAAGACACTTCTAGATAAGCAAGAAGTTATGTGGACAAGACTATCATTATCCGATGATCCAGAAGCACTGGAGATGAAAGAGAAGATCAAAATTACCTCAGCAGCAATGGGTTTCAAAGATGTTGACATGTCAATCATCTTCAATAATATGAGAAAAACTTTAGAAGGATTGCAAACGAGGATAAAGTGAGTGTACGGATTGTAAAATGGTTCAGTGCTATTACAATTCTAGTTGCCATGGTATTTCATGTCTTAGGATTGACACCATGGAATAGTCTACTACAATTGATTGGTGCATCTGGTTGGACTTACGTTGGGGTAAAGTGGCGTGAGCGTGCTATCATAATGAATTTTCTACCACAATTTTTTATTATTATTCCAGGTCTCATTTACATGTCACTAAAATGAACTTTGTATTGCTTCGTTATATTGGAAGTATATCTGCTCTTATTGGATATCTTTTTCTTTTGAATATTGACATGCAAACTGGTATTATTATTAGAATATTTGGAAATCTTCTTCCTATTCCCTGGGCGATCAAGTATAAAGTCTGGGATTTTTTGGTGCTGATCATTTTCTTTTTGTCAGTAGAAATACACAAACTGATTGCTTTGACATCAAAATGAAGTTGACAGTCCCTAAATATCGTGTTATGATGTGACAGGTGATTTCAATCCACCCAATCCAACAAATACAAAAATCCCATGTCTTTCGCAGATCTAAAGAAACAGTCTCGCCTTGGCAGTTTGACTTCTAAACTGACAATTGAGATCGAAAAAATGAATAAGAGCACCACTGGTGGTGCTGATGATCGTGTATGGAAACCAGAAGTAGATAAGGCAGGTAACGGTTATGCAGTGATCCGTTTTCTACCTGCACCACAAGGTGAAGAATTACCTTGGGCAAAAGTGTGGTCACATGCTTTCCAAGGTCCAGGAGGTTGGTATATTGAGAACAGTCTTACCACACTTGGTGGTAAAGATCCTGTTTCAGAGTACAATCGCATTCTCTGGAACAGTGGTAGTGAAGCAGATAAAGAGCAAGCACGTAAGCAGAAGCGTAAACTGACTTATGTTAGCAACATCTATGTTGTAAAAGATCCTGCTAATCCTCAAAACGAAGGTAAAGTCTTTCTGTTCAAGTTTGGTAAGAAGATCTTTGATAAGATCACTGCTGCCATGCAACCTGAGTATGAAGATGAACAAGCAATTGATCCGTTTGATTTCTGGCAAGGTGCAAACTTCAAGATGAAGATCAAGAACGTTGCTGGATATCGTAACTACGACAGTTCTGAGTTTGCAAAACCTGAACCGCTTCTGGATGATGATGATGCCATGGAAGCAATCTGGAAGAAGCAGTATTCTCTTGAAGAGTTTACTCGTCCTGATCAGTTCAAGTCTTACGAAGAACTGGAGAAGCGTATGAACAGTGTTCTAAATCCTAACGCTTCTAGTC